GGCATCGATAAAAGCAACGTCTGTTTCCGTTAGTGCTGTTAGAGAAGCGACATCAGCAATAGGTATAGTAATACTACTGCCTACTTGAGACCAATTGCTTCCATCAAATCTATAAACACATAGCTTGTCATTATTTCCGTAATCAATAAAAGCAATGTCTGTTGAGTTGAGGGCTGTTAAAAATGCACTACTCAAATCTGCAATTGAAATACTATTTCCCTTCTGAGACCAATCAGAACCGTCAAAAGTAAAAACTAATAATTTCTCACCACCGTAATCTGCTATAACTATATCTGTTGAATTAAACGCGGTTATATTGGCATATAAAGGCGGAACAGCAAGAGTATTCCCTTTTTGTGTCCAGTTTGTACCGTCGAATGTATATGTTTTAAGTTGTTTGTTAAATGTATCAATAAACGCAACATCTGTAGAACTAAGTGCTGCTAAACATCCACTATTAGAGTCGATAATTGTAAGACCGTTTCCCTTTTGAGACCAATTAGTTCCATTGAATGTATAACAACGAAGCTCTTTGTTCGTTATATCAACAAAAGCAATGTCAGTTGAGTTTAGTGCAGCTAGCGCCGGATTAACTGCGCCACTAATAGAAAGACCGGTGCCTACCTGTGACCACGTTGAACCGTTAAACCTGTAGGTACGGAGTTCGGCATACCACAATTCCATAAATGCCACGTCAGTTGAGTTTAGTGCAGCTAGCGCCGGATTAGTCGTTAAGTCTACAAAAAGTCCGGTGCCTATCTCTCCTATCCCTAGCAAGTCTGCACCAGTACCGCTGCCTCCGCCGCCAATGCTTGATAACACCGGATCGCTTTCAGTAATAAACCGATTCACCGCACTCGGCGTTCCATAGCTTCCTGCAAGCGCGGCTTTCTGTTCAGCGGTCGGGATATTCGCTACAGGTATCGAGTCAAGCAATGCTTTGTCGTCGCTACTCATGAGGCCGTCGGTTGACTCTGTCGCCGGTTCAATCGGGTCTGTCCCTCCGATATGACTCGAAGCGTGATCCGTCGGTGTTCGTGCATCGGCCCCGCGCGGATCGTCGGACTGCATCGCCTCGCCAGCGGTTGACTCTCCATGACCGGCAAGTCGCACTTTCCCTTTAACGCTCGTTGAAGCATCGGACACCCAAGTGTCGAGCCGCCCGCTACTGTCCGCAACAGGGATCGCGTTTGCAGTCGGCGTGTTAGTTCCTACAGGGTCGCTTCCGTTGAGTTTATGGGAACCCGCATGGGCATCGGGAACACCGCCTAACGCCTCGAACGGAGCTTGGTATTGAACACCGCCACGCCAGACTTCAACCTCGTCGGTCGCTACAAGCGGGAGCGGAATGATCGGATGCTGTGAAGTAACCTTATACTCTCGTGCCATTATTTTGCCACCTTGTAATTCCCGGACTCGTCAACCTTGAAGGCTCCGGTGTCCGATATCTTGAATACATGACCGTCATCGTCATACACGACGCGCTCGATCAAACAAACTTCTATTTTTGTCTCAGGCTCTTTCGGAGCAACGGAAAGCACCTTGCATTTCCACCGACCCATCCACGCCCTGTTTTCCGTTTCCAGTTCCACGATGAGTATATCATATACTCGCAACGTCAGGTACTTTTCTTCCGTCAGCGTGAACTCGCAGAACCGGCGTACCTGTCCGTAAACTGAAGCGTCAAGCGCGGCCCGAGCAAGCGCGTCGCCCTTATCGACTAGGAACGTCGAGACTTCCAGGGTCGGTTTCTTCCGCGTGTTCCTCGCGACTTCGAGTACCGCCGATTCGTCCGTTACAGACAATTCCGTATCGGCCTGATAATTCTTACCATACCCTATTTTGACATAGGCAAAAATCGTTTCCTTATCGGTCGTGATCTTCAGCCGTCCGTTTTCTTTGATCTCTTCCTTCTGCACATAGTGAATAGCCTCGCGATCGTTGTCGTCGATCCTGATCGTCCTCAGCAATGAACTATTGAACTCATACCGGAACCGGCGATTACAGCCTTCCTGAATCCGTTTAATAACGTCATATAACTTTTCCTGTTTATCGAGATAGAACCCTCCGGCTATTAACTGTGATGCTTCAGCGGACCATTCTATCGTATCGTAAAAAGAAGGATCATATGTCACCCCGTTTGCGTCATTGTCGAGAGCGATGATGACATCAGCCATCGTGGTTATCGTCTCGCCGTCAGCCCACACACACCGGCATTCCCGCACGTCGTCCGGCCTTGCGGAAGCCGCCGCCACGGTAAACGTCCCATGCGCGAGGTCTTGCGTTACAGGTGTTACAACCGTCCATACGTCATCGATCTTCACCTGCACCGACCCGAAGTACTCCATTGCCCGCGCCACTCGATAAACAACGTCTCCCGTTCCCTCGCTGTTGACCGCCTTTGCCGGAACGAACCGACAATGCCCGTAGCATAACGGTATTGGCTCGCCTATCAAATCCTCGTCAGCATCCGGGTAATCCGTTTCGGTGAACAGGTCAACAGGTACCTTAACGTCAAACGAACTGCGTACATCCTGGCCCGTTATCGTCCCGTCCTGAAGGCTAATATCAACGTCGTCAATAAGGAACCCGGCTATCGGCTGTAGGTCTGCACGGACAAACTCAGTCCGCTCGTCGTTCGGTAGACGATAATGCTTCACGTCGTTATTGAACAGCGTCAATTCATTAAGGAACTCAAGCTCTCCGCCGTTGTTAATTACGTTCATCGTCAACTTCGTCATGGCAAGCCGCGAATAATTGACAAGGTCTTCCTTGATTTTGTACGTCGGGGCGCTCTTCAGAACTGGAAGATACCATGCTCCATCAACGGTAATCGGCTTCCTATCGCAGATGCCAAACGAGAACTGGAAGTCAACAACGTCCCACAGCGGATTGTAATTCAGACCGAAGTTTATTCTAAGGACCTGCGTATTCCAGTTGAAGGCATACGACTCGAAGTTGGTATTGACCGACTCGAAGTTGTTATACCTCAGCAACCGGTCAACTGCATTAACTGAAACGGCCATCACGTTGATCTTCTCTTTCGTTGTCTCGTCAGGGCAACCGAACACGCTCGTCCAAAAGTTGGCGAGCTTCGAGACGTTGACCGTGAAGTCAAACGTGAACGGCGCAACACACGCCCAGCGAGTAACATATCTTGTCAGCCCGATCTCTATAACGTTCAACTTATTTCAATCCTTCCGATTGCACCAGCTCCACCAGTCCCCGGCGTATAGGGCGGCGTTGAAGTTTCGGCCCCGCCCCCGCCACCGCCACTTCCAGTATTCGCCGTTCCCGCTGTACCATTTTGTCCCGGATCTCCTCCGATTCCTGCACCAACTCCTGCACCGTTCCCGCGCTTTTCTGACGTTAGTCCCGTTCCTTTTGTCGCGGTTGTACTCCCGAAGATTGTCGATGCGGTTGTAATTGTCCCGGCGATCTCCTGCCCCGGTGCAACATTCATCGTAACACGAACTTCCTGCCCGGCATTTCCACCTCGCCCTGCATCTGCTCCGCCATTAGCCCCGTTTCCGCCCGGACCCTGAAGTAATACGTCAATCTGGTATACACCAGCGGGAACAGTATATGTCCCTGACGCATTCATGACTGTTTTCGTATCAGGATGAAATAGCCTCGATATGTTGTTTGCGGATAATACCCTGTTAAGCGCTATCGTCCAGTTAAGCGCCGGGCTCCATCGCTCCGATGAATAAATCCTGTCGATTGCGCCAACCGAAAACGCCTTGATCTCATCGAAGAAATAATATCCTCCGGCAATATCGTACCATCCTGCCCACTCGTCATTCCACGAAACTCCGGTAAGATTCGACGCGAACGACGCGACGAGCGTTGCTCCTGACACAGTAAGTTTGACATACGGCGATTCTGTTCCAGTTATCGCTTCATCGAGCGTCGCAACGTACCATTGTCCTCCGAGGCATACAGATGAACCGCGCTTAACGTTCGTCCCGACTACTGCCAACGGCGCATTTAAGCGCAACCATGTCGCTTGCATGATCTCGCTGATCTTCTGCCAGTCAAGCAACTCAACCGGCGCGTCTCCGGGCCCAAGTATTTTTACGAACATCTATCGTGCCTCCGTGAAAGTTAAACTGAACGTCACGCGCTCGCTGTTCCGTTCCCCGCTCTCGATCAAATTGCTCACGCAATAAAGCGGCCTATATACGCCATGGTCTTCTTCAGTGATGTCAATCCAAATATGCCCGCGGTCAACCGCCTTGAACATCTCAAGCAATGCAAGGTAGTCAGCCTTGAGTACGCCTTGATACTTTGTTCCGAACTTCATTCTAGGCTCGACGTACTGGAACGACACCTGACCCTGATCGGACTCTTCCATCGTCGATTTCGATTCGAGCATCGGGACAAAGTTTGCAGACGGTAACGGGAAGTCAACCGCCTCGCCGAACTCAACGGCCCCGATCCTCAAGTCATCCGAAACAGAAGAGACGGCGGTGATCGTCGCCCATCTTGCCGTCACTGCATCGAAGTATTCCGCGCCTGAATCATACGTGCAATCGCAGACCTTCGTTACTAACAGCGTCCCGTCCCATTTGTACAGCCTTACCGTCATGCTCGCGGCATTTGAAAACGTGAAGAAAAATGAATTCACGCTATGCTGATCGTCGAACATGACCGTGATCACGTCATCGAAACTGGTTGACTTATAATAAACCCGCGCATACTGGTGAGCTAGATTCGCGGCTGGGTAGCTGACATCTTCCTGAACCGACGTGATCGTAGAAGTTTTTACCAGCTTATCAAATAATGTTTTCATTCTACTCGCTCCATTTCACACGGTACTGTCCACTGTTCAATCGCGGCAACAAGACTTTCATCAGCACGTCACCGTCCACTTCGTTCACCAACGTGATATTCGTCATGAGTTTATCAGCCAACGCGCTTGCGATAAACCCCGCCATCTTTCGACTCCACGGGTCCCCGCTTTCACCCTCGTTAAACAGGTATTCATTATATCCGTTTTCAGCAAGCCTTCCTACTTGCCCGCCGTTCGTCGATGAGACGATACCACCTGTCTGGTAACTCTTGATCGGCTTTGTCTGTTCAACAGCGCCCAACTGGATCGCGCTTACAACCCCTGCGGCGGCGGCATAGGCGGCGGCTACGTAAGGACCAAACTTGATACCAGAAGCGAATGCGTTCATGACAGCCAGGACGCCACCGGCGATTGTCTGCAACCGCTGAAGGTTCCAAACCATCATTGCACCTTCGTATTCTATGTCAGCCTTTTTCTTTGCGTACTTGTCCTCGATCTGAGCCTTTTTTAACTTATCCTCAGCCTCTGCGACGTTCTCCGCATCCCCGGTCTCTATCGCTTCAGCCAGTTCTCGCTCGGCAGTCTCGACGGCGGATTCCTCGGCGAGTCCGTTAGCCTCAAGCTCAGCCTGTAACGCCTCGTCGATCTTTGCGATCTTGTTATCGTATACAGCAGAGATGAGACTCGACAGCGCTGAAAATAAATCACTCGCCGTCTGGATCGCATACTGCATATTCTCGCGGAAGCGTTCCATCGCTTCTTTCTCTTCGAGCTTATCGTAAAATAGATTGACTTTCCCGGTTAACTGCGAGAATAAATCCTCGCCAATAGTCGCTCTCGCTTTCTCCAATTCCGCAAGCAGATCGTTCCTCATTGCCGAGCTTGTCTTAGCGGTTTCAACGTCAAGCGCGTTCACCTTATCAACAAGAACATCGAACACGGTCGACTCTGCACCAAGGGCCTTGAGCGTTTCGATTGTCTGGATAAGCGCGGCCTGTCCCTTTGTCCCTAACTCGCTCTCGCTCGCGTAGCCGACTTCTACCAGTGCATCCCGGTAATCCTCAGCGGCCTTGATCTGCAATTCACGTAATTCTGCGTCATCAATCGCTCCGAGTTTTCGGAGGTCATTTGCCGTTTTGAGCGCGGCGTTGTATTCCTTTTCTGCGAGTAATCGTGCCCTGATCTGGTCGGTTATTTCAGGAGCCTTGATATCGCCCATAGCCTCAGCCGTCTTTTCGGTTTCTCCACGGAACTTCGCGGCAAATTGTGCAGATCCATATACCGCATCGTACCTAGCCTGTTCCTGCTCCTTGAGCGCAATGACATTGGAAAGCGTTCGCTTGTATTCCTCGGACACCTTCCCTGACTGCGTACCGATTCGTAACAACTGATCGTAGGTCACGCCGAAGTCGTCCTTCATCTGCGCGACCTGTTCGGCGACAGTCTCGAACGTGAAGCCGCCCTTCCCGGAAGTGGCAAGAGCTTCCTGAATGTCGCTGATTTTCTGTGCGGTGAGATTGGCTTCCTCTGCCATCGCGCCGAACTGCTCGCCGACCTCTTCGAGCATACGCTGATTGTTCATGTCTCCGAGTTTTGAAAGGCCCATCCCGAGCGCGGCGACTCCGAGAATTGCCAGCCCAATCGGATTAGCCGAAAGCGCAACGAGCGCTACTTTCATGAGATTGACCGCCTGGATCGCTTTACCAATCCCCACGGTGAGCGGCCCGAGTCCAGCGGCCAGCGCGGCCACCTTGATTATCGTCTGCTTCTGTTCGTCGGTCATCGCTCCGAAACCGTCAACGATCTTCCTCAGCCCCTGGATAAGCTGAAGTGCATACGGGAGCAATTCCTTCCCGAGCGCGGCGGCCTGATTCTTCGTCTCTGCTATGAGTATGCGCGTGGAGTTTGCTTGCTGGTCGCTGGTATTAACAAAGTCCCCAGCGATATCGCGGGTCTGTTCGAGGATCAACGCTACTCGTGCCTGAGCCTTCGCGTAGCTGTCAAGCTCGCCCTTCCCATCGTACAGGCCCATTGCGAGTGCCTTCGCTTTCACTCCGGCATCGTTGAGTGTAACACCATACCGCCTGATCGGTTCCATCTCACCGCGGATTGCGGCGGCGACTGCTGTCGTTGAGTCCTTCACGTCGGTATTGAAGATCGACGCCATGTCTGCGGCCCGCTTGGTAAGTTCAATCGTGGCGTCTGCTGATTCGTCAAGGGTATAGTTCATGCCCTTGAGCATTGCGCCGGTTACAGCCGCAGACTGGTAGAATTCCGCCCGAGACAATCCGGCCTGTTTCGCGGCGTTGTCTCCCCATTCCGTTATCGTTTTCGCCGAGGTCTTGAATACAACATTCGCGGCATTCAGGGCCTCAGTCTCATCGGAGGCGAACTTGACAGCGGCGGCCCCGGCGGCAACAAGTGGAGCCGTCACCATCAGCGACATTTTGGACCCGAGCTTGTTCAGGTTCTCGACTGCCTTCCCGGACTCGTTGATAGCCTTCGCCATGCTGTCCATTTTCTTGACTGCCTGACCGACATCGGCATTGAGTTTGTCTAGTCTTATTCGTATGCTTGCCCATATCGTCCCGGCATCAATCGGCATTACTTACCTCCACCAACCCATTTACGTTCGCCCTTCTTTTCCTTTTCACGTCTCCTGTTGAGTACCGTCCACGCCGTCAAGTCCATGTCATTTTTGTCCCGGTCGGTAAAGCACCCGTTAAGGTGGTCGGTCGGGTTGTCTCCACCACGTTCCGCAAGAACAGCGGCCTTGTAGTATTCGTCTTCCGTTACCGTCTTAATATCGCTCACGTCTTGCCCTAACGCCCAGGCAGTCAGAACGCCCATCGTGTCCTCGGGTAGTAAGAACGCAACGGCAATCTCGAGCTTGAACAATTCCGCCTCGAACTCGGCCCGCTTTGTGGCCGGCAAAGTTTTCGGGTTGATCTTCTTCAGCTCTTCGATTTCCGCCCGCGTCCTCGTTACCACCATGTCGTCTTCCGTGATGATCTTCATGATCTCATCGAACGTCGGAGTTACAAGGACCTGTTTGGCGATTGCTTCCTGCGTGTTCCTGATCCCGATCATGTCGTTCACGTTCGGGTTTTTCTTTTCGGTCACTCCGGTTATCAACTCGATAAGCGTCACCCCGCCGCAAGCCTCAAGCTGAGTCTGATTGAGACACCGAAGCTTGCACCATACCGGTATACCGTTGAACGGAACGAGGACCCAGTGAAACAACGCTCCACGGATCGCTTCCGTGGAGTTGTACCCTTCTTTCGGCTGAATCTTTTTAACGTCGGCAAGCCGCCGATCGATCACTCGATCAACGGCCCGCTCGACAAAATTGTTAAACGGTTTCAACGTTCAACGCCTCAAACGCGGCTACGGTCAGGGTGTTCTCGCACCACGCAGTCTGCTTGACCCCGGCTTCAGTGGTGTACTCGCTCGCCTCGATGTCGAAAGCGTAATTGGCCCACGCCTTCGCCTCAACGGGAACGTCACCCTCAAGCCCGATGCAGTTGCGGAACTTGATCTGCTCGTACCCGCTCACGTTCTCGATATGGTTTTCCCCAGCGGAATACACCGGCGAGAAAACATCGATCATGAAGCGCGGTGCCTCCTGCCTCGTTGACAGCGGGGGGTCGTACTGCCCGGTCGTCCGGTTAAACGTTCCACCCTGGATTAGCTCAAGCAACTCGTAGTCCTTGTCCTTGAGCGCGATAGCCAGGGTCTGACCGAGCAGTTTTGCGCTGATGACCATGCGGGTCGGCGTCCCTTTCGCGCCTTCCTGATCGATCTCTTCCTTGTCCTTCTTGTTCTTGGTCATGCCGATGGACATCGTGCGATCATCGAAGCACTTCAGGAACTCAAGCCCGTTCCCGCCATGAAGAACACCCTGGCCGAAGTCGAGCGCGGCGGCAAGCGGTCCGGTGACGGCGATCTCTACACCCGACGCGGCAACGCCCTTGATCCTTCCGGTCGTTGCGTCAGCGCTCCACGTGATCCCGGTGAACGCGGCAGTCGTGAGCGCGGTCTGCGCCTCGGCGACGGTAACGGCGGTCTTGACAAGTGCGGCGGTGAAGTCAACCGACTTGGTCTCGGCGGCGGCGTTGTCGATCTTGATGGTCAGGTCGGCATCGTCGTCAACCCCGTCAATAACTCCGGTCAGGTCAACCGTTCCTGCAAACCCGAGGAACCGCGTCGCAAGCGGAATGGTTCCATCGGGATTGAGCCGTTTCATGCGGAAGCCTTCCGTGGCAAACCGCGCCTTCTGATTGATATAAGCCATGTTAAGCCTCCTAGCTTAGTGCAGGCGAAATGGAACGTAAAATACACGCTCCATTGAAATGGTTGAATCGTCGTTTGTCGTGACGATATCCGTATATTCCCCGGTATCCTTCACAATGAAGGTGTTACCATAAGAATCTGTCCCCTTCCAGTTCCGTAACAAAACCGAAAGATTGTGCAAGACGTACTTTTCTACGTCTACCTGATACCCCTGATTGTGATGGACGGTTACGCGTATAAGCCGCACGCCTTCATCTCGCTCACACTTCACAACAATATACGGGACTCCGGTCGGCTTACTCCCGAACGGTACCACGTTTTTTATCGTTCCGGTTTTTAGCCGTGCTACTATCGCCGCTGTCATGCTTTTATCCCCATTATCCGCTGTACCCTCTCAAGAAATTCTTCGCGAAGACTCTCTACGGTAGGCCTCAAAGCTTCGTTTTGCCTATTGTTTGCTAACTCTAGATAAACCCCATATACAACAAGATGAGACAAGAAAAAGCCAACTTCGTAGGTCGTGTTTATGGTTCCACTAAAAACCGTATTCATTGCGGTGCTTGTCTGATTGTTCCAAAACTTTCCACCCGCCTGTTGTACCCTGAATTGTTGTAATGCTTTTGCCGCATAGAAAATGCTTAACGCTATCAGAGCTTTTTTCTTTCGCTCTATTATTGCGTCAATGTTAGCATTTACTTTAGCTATTTGCGCGGCAATGCTTTCGTTCATTTAAGACCTTCAATGCATTCCAGCGTTGCCGCAATCTCTCCGATGAGACGGTACGCGGTCAGGCGGTCGAGCATAAACGTCTCTCCCTGTATGTCGATCTGAATGAGTCCGTCAGTTCCGGGGCCAACAGCACCCTGTATTCCTCCGTCACGCGATGGCAATATCCCGGTTTTCGGCATTACTGGTTTCCCCTGTTAAGGATCGTGTCTACCTTGACATTCAACACTTCCAGGCTCTTGAACACCTGCTCCATGAGAACACCTAACCGCTCGACGGCAAGTGACATGGTGTTCCGCGACTCATACAATTCCTTGAACTTCTCACGGTTCAGATCATCGCATTTTACGTGTTCCTCTGCGTGAGTCCGTTTATATTCGTCTTGACTTTCTTTCATACTCTCCACCTTTTGCTTCATGGCTCCGTACCCGACAGCCGCAATGATGAGAGAGCCAACGATGCTGATAACGCCGAATACGATCCCGGAATCAATGGTCATGTTTCAACCTCCACGGTAATTACATATATTTGTTTTTCCATATTCTGCGCGGTTACGGTGTATTCAACCGGCTCGGTGAAGTCTTGCGCTCCGGTCGGCTCAATCATCGCTCCGGTATGAAGTATTACCGGTTCAATGCTCGTTACGTCGGTTCCGGCGGGCACGGTGACGGTGATGTTCAGCCCTGCGATCACGCCTTCCTCATCGCCTATCGTGACTGACTCGATACTGCAATCAGCGGAAACGTCGGCGAGGTACAAGGGCGCGTGTTTCGCAATTACCTGCCCGGACACTTTTGATTCGTCCACGTGGCCGACTTTCCATCCCTGTCCGTCTACAACGATTACCGCGCCTTCCGTCAAAACGCTGTTCCAATACAACTCGACGAACATCGACGCGTTGGTGGATAGTCCGGTCGGACCCGTTGCGTCTTTCGGGACGCTCGATGCTTCATGCGATAACCTTATCGCTTCCCGCTTTACTTCAGGTTGCTTCTCATAATCACGGACCATGACGCCGAACCCGTTGTCTTTCGTCGGGAACTCGAACCACTCAGCAAGAGAAACATTGAACTTGATCCTGACATCATGCGCGACCCGTAATTGATTCAGCATGGACATCTCATTCCTCCACGACGTGCGCAAGAGCGGTGGTTACTGTTATCTGCATTCAATCACTCCGCCGATGATCGGCTTATGAGCTCTGAACATCCGCCCTGTGCTGACGGCCTCTTCCTTTGCGTCATCATCCTCGGCCATCCCGATAATGGTCTTGTAAAAATTTGCCATCGTCGTAAGGTTTTGGAATACGACGGACTCGGCCCCGCTGTTGTGTTGCGCGATATACAGCTCTTGTGCGAGGGAACGCATGATTTCCTTGAGCGCCCGGATGACGGCCTGTCTCTCTCCATACGCGTCGATATATGCGGAATAGGCAAGGTCGGAAAGTTTGACCTCCTGATTTACCCAGTCAACGGTATTGTGTATGCGGTACTCTTTGAGGTCTTCGAGATAATACAGTGTTTGAGGTTTCGGAGTCGCCGGAAGCGCGGCAACGTTCGCAACGCTGACAATCGCTATCACGCCGATGGGGTCTTTCGCCTGAAGTCTCACCGCAAAAACCTGATCCTGGGTAGCCATTGGTTCCTCCATTTTCGATTGCAGGGAAGGGAGTCGAACCCCTCTTAACCATTCCTACAGGAAAGGCGGCCAGCCCGAAAGCCGACCGCCCGTTGTTACGTTACTGCCCCGATCACTCGGTCGGAAGGTTGATCTCAAGGATCGTACCCTTACCGGTTCCGGCCGCGCCGTTCGACGTGTCCGCGCCTCCGATCATGTACGAGGTGTTGGTTCCGCTGATGCGGTGCCAGCTCCTTTCCTCGGTCGAAAGCTCAAGCACCGAACCCGCGCCGACTTCCAGTGTCACGTCGCGTTTGTCCACGATCATCGCCTGTCCGGGGATGAACATGTACGCCTTGTTCTCCGTTACGCCGGGGAGGGAGAGAGTTTCCTCGCCCCACACGTCGCCGTGCTGAAGTCCGCAGGCATACGGGATCACGTCGCCGATGGGAAGCGGGGCAACGTCCTGGACAAACCCGCCAGCGGTGAAGCCGGTAAGTACCCTCTGCAAGTCCCAAAGGTTATTGGGATGGCAAAGGATGCCGGGGGCGTTGAAGCCCGCCATCGTCGAAACGAGGCGATTCGTGTACATCGGGTGAATGAGCGCGCCGAGTTTCTTCCTCGCCTTGCGGATGGTGTTGTACACCTTGAGGTCGAAGGTAGAACCTGTCGCGTCAGCCGCGATGGTGTGCTTCGTCCCGAACGTGACCGCGTTGATCGGGTCCATGACCTGGGCGTTCTTGTAGTCGGTGGCGATCCGCGCGGCGGCCTCAGTCACCTTCTGGAGAACGTTCATCGGCGCGAATGCCATCGTCTTGACGCTAGCCTTCCAGCCAAACGCCCGGACGTACTGGACGATCTGCTCAGTGGTCGCGGTCTTCATGTCCATGAGCGGTACCATGTCATTGGCTCCGGAGATTATTTTCTCCTTACCAACGAAGGGAAGCCAGTCACGAATGTACGAGATTTCCTGAGCGTTGTCTGCCTTGACGACATTGGCAACCATCGGGGTGATGTCGAGAAGGTCGTCCATCTGGCGCTGAACGTCGATGAAGAGCTTTGCGAAATACGCGGCGAGCTCGGTCGGAGTGGGCGGCGTTGCAGAGTTCATGACCTTCTGCTGACTCGCGTAGATGTCGCGCCAGAGGTCGTGATACCCCGCGCTGTTCTTCCACTTCGAGCTTCCAACCTTGTACCGCTCTTCGCCGTACACGCGGACAGTCTCTTCCTTCCGGTTCTGTTCGGCGGTTCCGGCATAGACCTTTGCGATCCGTACCTCACCGTTCTTTACTTTTTCCTCCGCGACGGTCGCGGCGTTTACTACTCTCATGCTGTTCCTCCCTTACATGATGCAACCGAAGACGGTCACGAGAAGGTCGGAACCAGTCCCGTTCGCGTTCCCGGCAATGTCGAGACCCTTGGCGGCGGTGAAACCCGCGCCATCCGCTATCGGGGCCGCGAGCGTTACGTTCGTGTCCCCTTCGTCGATCATCGCATTGCCGGTGAGGCCAGCGACGGCGGCGGTCAGGCCGACGACGGGCGATCCTGCGGTGTCCTGCAAGGTGACGGTTGCGGTGGTTCCCCAGTCGACCGCTCCGTTGACGGAAAGGTAAACCTTCGAGACGTAGGCCTTCTTCCCAGCTCCGACTTCCGCGTCGGTGAGCAGGTGAACGGGCGTCGCGGCGTCGGCACTGGTCAGGACAGCTTTCTTCATGAAAGACCGGCCCCCGAGGGCGGCGTTCGCTTCGACAATGGCCTGAATGGTCGCCACGTCAGACGCGACAATCTCGGCCTTCTCGAACTTGTTGAAGGCTATGACACCTCCGGCTTTCGCGGTGTTGAGCTGGCCTACCTTGTAGTAGCCAACGGTGACGGCGTCGGAAAACGACTTGTCAGTGTTGTTCCAATACACGTACTGTCCGGGAGTACCGAAGGTATCCTCGGAAGCGGTAAGCTCCGCGCTCTGAACGAGTGCTCCCGATCCGGTGAGGAAGTTGCCCCACGCAATCGCGGCAATGGTTTCCTGCGCGATGGCGGCAAAACCGCCGATTATGCAGAACTCGCCCGCAACGACTTCAGCGCCGGAAGTGTTCCGAAGGAACTGGTATCCGGCAGGCTCTTTTTCAACAAAGCAATTCTTGGCCATAGTTGATTCCTCCCCTTAGTAGGTCTTGACGTCGGACTCGGCGGTGGCCTTGCCGTTCGTCTGGATCGCGTTGACCTGGCTATTCGGGTCGGCCATGTTTCCGCGAATCGACACCATGATCGGGTCTTTCTTCATCGACTCGATCCCATTCTTGAGCGCGTCGCCGTTCTTGCCGTTCAGTTCCTTCATCGCGTAGGTATACGCGGGATTTTCTTTCCCGTTTACTTCCTTCGCTCCGAAAGCGGAAACCACGGCGTTCTCGACAGTGGCGGCGGCGTTTGCCTTGTTCTCTGCCAGGATCGCGTCGAGCGCTTCAACCGGCTTGTCACCGAGTTTTGCGGTCAACGAATTGGCGAGCGCGATCTTCTTGTCATCCTCGGCATTGCGAAGCAGTCCTTCGCCTCCGCAATTCTTCATGAGGTCGGCAAGGTTTACGGCTCCGTTCGCGGCGGCGTTCTTTACCGCCTCCATAGCTTCTTTCAGTTCCACGGGTTTACCTCCGTTTTTGGTTTTGTCTATCAGGGATATCAGCTCGGATATTTCGGTTTTGTTCTCGCAGTCAGCATTGGCCACCAGTCGGCGGAGCATGGGACGCGATACTTTCCCGTTTACCAGAAACGTCTCTCCCTTATCTTCCAGCGAGACCTGACCATTCCCGATCAGATCACGCGCAAGTACAATGTCAATTCTCTGCGCCTCGTTCGCGCTTACCCTCTGCTTCATCGCCCCGCCTTCATACGGGACCGCATCGTTCCGCTCGTACCCCATCGATCCGGTGAAGTGCATCTTCAACTGTCCGTCACGGTCATCCTTCCTGATCTCGCCGGTCGGGTAGGTTACCAGGGAATAGTGAACGTTCTTCGCCTTGACGTTGCGGATAAATCCGGCGTTGGTCGTCTCGAACCCGAACGACGGGATATAGATCTTCAGGTAAACCGTTCCTGTCTTCCCGTCAGCGTTGGTATCAACCTTCCCGCCGACCGTGAAGAAGTCGTCCCGCTCCGGCCATGCGTGTCCGAGTTTGTTCCCGCCGAAAACGTGGGTATTGAGCCGTTCAAGGAACGAGACAAAGAACTCCTTCGTATAGACACCGCCCGATCCTTCGACCGGGAAGTCGATTGCTTCAGTTACGAGAAGCGGGTTACGGTTCTCGTCTCCATCGCGGAGGACGTTAAAGGTTTCGTCTGGAATAAGCGTCGGGAGTGTTTCTGCTTTCGGAAGGTCTTTCGCATTGCGCGATTTATAGTTGAGGAATACGAGGCCGTCCGGCATATCGGATACTTCGGTTCTTTTCATGCCGGAATTGTCGCACTGATTTTAGTAGATCACAAGACTTCTATTTTTTAGCCGTTATTTTTATTGCCTGTTTTTTTATATCTGCATTGTCTGTCACTTCAATACCCTCATCGCTCTCGCCTTCCCCGGCAATCGCTGTATGTACCCCTTCTTTTCAAGGGCCTCAACGTAGACTGTCCGCGCGACCGATATCGATATCATCATGTGATTCCCGATCTCCGATATCGTCGGCGCATACCCGTTTGAATCGATGAACTGCTTTATGTAATTAAACGCCGTTTCCTGTTTCTGCGTTAGCTCCTGCATTGTATCCCTCCAATCCTTAACCCATTCTATCATATATCCCCTGCCGGTGCAATAAAAAAGGAAGGCCTCCGGGGAGATGGTTTCCCGGAGGCCAAAGGAAAGAAAGACGACAGATAGGTGAGCTGTCAGGAACTACTATAGCACGGTCGCCCTACGCGGTCAAGCCGTATTTCACTGCCCACGTCTCGATCTCGTGCGCCCCTGCGGTGTCCTCTTCGTTCACGTAATCTTCGAGCTGTTGCATGAACGCCTCATCATCCTTCAACTCCGGCTCAACCGTGCAAAGACAATTCGGATGTATCGAATCGCTGTACGCCTGGGCCTCTTGCGCGGTGTACGGACTCCCTGCGGCGATATCTGCGCATTCGCATCCCCAGTCAATGTGAGCGGGCGAAAGGACCCAGTTGAACTTCTCCGTACAAGCAGGATTCAGCGTCCCGGTCGCTATCGAGTTGTCCCGAATCATCTGGTAGAGTTCCGTCCTGACAACCCGTTGCGTCCGGTAGTCGGCTCCGGCTATCCCTAGCCGCTTCTTGTACTCGGCAGTCCCCGGCAAGAGCTTCCCCCATCGACCGATTACGAACTCCGATCCTTCCCGCAAATACCGCTCGATTTCCCGCGATATGATCACTGGATCGATCCCTTGGTTTATACTCCCCTGAACATACGCTATGAGCTTGTCGGTGAACGAGTCAATCCCTTCCCAAATCGATGAGGATAGGTCATACGAGGCCCTATTGGCGATAAGTGATATCCCGGTTGGTTTCACCGGCGCGAACGTCCTGAAGGCGTTTTTGACCTGAAACCGCTCGATCAGTTTTGTGTGCTGTTTCCCGAATACCTGTTTGATCTCTTCCTTGCTGATCTCGACCCCGGCGGTCTCGAACGCCTCTGCGAGATAGTCGATGTCAATGTCGCTATCCTTTTCCATCGCGGTTAATCCGCTTTCCCGGATAATGTCCGTGATCCCATCGAACAGGGTTTGCCGCGGAATGGAGTCTACTAGCCGCGCTTTGTTCTTGTCAGATAGCGGAACGGAAGGAAGCCGCGAGACGATCTTCTTGAACCCCTGCACTGCCTTCACGTAGTCGGCTCGGATAACCTGGGCGTTGAACCGCATGAAACGGGCAAACGCTTTCTTGTTCGCCCGCTTCTGCTTGAGGTATTCCTTCCGGGTCATTCGCCTTCACCCTGGCTGATGGCGTCGGTATTCGAGAACGCCTTGTGTTTTGCCATTTCGTGAATTCCGGTCGAGAACGCCTCAACGTCCTTTTCTGGGAGTCCGGGATAGAACTTCTTCCAAAACCAGAACACATCATCCTTCGATCCCCCAGCACTGGACACGACTGCGGCTATCGCCCCAGCGACGGACTGCAAGACCTTCGCCTTCGTCTCCTCGCTCATCATGTCGATCTTGTCCCAAGCCATCTTGACCTTTCCGTACTGGCGCATCTCGACGAACGAAAGGATCTCAAGCGTATCATTGAAAAGGCCCTCATACTGGGTTGAGTCTTCTGTCTGAAGTGACTGGATATACTGAACCGCCTGATCCTTTTGGATATCGGTCGAGGCCGCGTTGCCGGTCGCCAGGCCGCCCCAGAAAAGCTCCGGGACATTTGAGCCGGTAATCATCGCCCGCTCAAGTTTCTCGCACGCCTTGTCATGCCCCGCCGTGGCATTTTCGGCGAGGTAGAGCATTTCGGTTTTCTCGTCGCCGTTTTTGTTCAAGAAGAAGGTTGACTCGAATACGTCGCGGTCAATGTCGTCGATGGTCGTATACCCGTTGTTCGCCATCCACGCCTTCACGTCGGCGACGTTATGGATCAGTTTCGGGTTGAAGTCGGCGAGGATTCGCAACTGCTGAAGCTTAACCTCATGGTAGGACTTCATGACACGGAGGATTCGCCCGTACACGGAATGGCCGCGCCACTCCCCGCTGGAACAGTCATGCCCGAACGGTCGCGGGAGGTGTCCGAACGGGTTTGCTCCCGAGCTGTTCGTAAGGTTCCCTTTCGGGCCGACCCACTTGATCTCGATCCTTTCCTTCGTGATCTTCCGGTACCGCTCCCGGCGTTCGGTGCTGTCCCTTCCAACGCTTACCGTGAACACGTCGTGAGTGTATATCGCCATGATCTCGCCTGACTCAACGTCAAACTCAATGGCCTCCACGGTATCGTCCTTGATCGTCTCCCATACCGCACCGTTGATCCTTGCGCTGAACTTTGGCCATATCCACGTTGTCCCAAAAATGAGTTTATCCCGCTCGATGATCGGGAACTCGTCTCCCTTTTCGTCAAGCAAGAGTTTCAGCCGTTCATTCGTCGGTTCATCGTCAGCCGTCGGCGTCGGGATGCCAACCAGGGCGACAGGGACGTTTACCGGGATATTCGCAAGAGGTGACGCAAATTGGAGCGCCGGTTCAGTCCCATGATACAGCCCTTCGAGTAGCCCGGTGTTCGCCACGATAGTCCCGGTCGAGTCCCGGACCCGGATATTACGCGCGTGCTTCTTGTCGGTCTGTACTTCCTGCTTCCCGCCTAATGAACTAAACCAGTCTCTTATTCCCATACTGTCACCTCTTGGGCGGTATTATAGCACGGCTTACGCCTGTTTGTCATTTCCTTGAACGATACGCGGCCATCTCGGCGCGGAAGGTGTCGTCAAAACCTCCTGAGCACGATACCTGATATTCATACCCAGCCGACAGGTTATCAACCTGGTCGTCGTGTTCCTTCCCCGTACCGTCAAACCGTATTATCTCGTTGAGCCATGCCTCGTTCCATTCTGCCCGCTTGACTATGACGTGTCCCGGAGTCTCGAATATCGCCTCAAGCGGGGTTGCCCTCGATCCCTTGTCACCGTTAACGCTATGCTTCTTCCAGCTTATTTCCGGCATGGACTCACAAAGATATTCATAGGCGTCCTTACTGTCGATCGTGTTCTCTACCACTTGCTCGATATACACGTCGTCGGACAGGGCCTTCCCCTTAATCATCTTATCCCGATTTACGGCCCCGTCTCTGGTTCTCGCCACGTCGGCAATGTAAAGATACGGGACGGCCTCCCCAGATCGTCGCTGGAAACATAGCCGCGTCCCGCTCGTCCAGTCGGGATTATCACCGCTCCGTTGCTTTGCCGTGTGCGCCAAATCCCATACCCGTATCCAGGGTATTTCCTTCTTGCCGGGAACTTCATCGACGTATACGATCCCGTTCGTTGACAGCCTCCCTCCGGTCCGTGGCATGGGGTTACAGTCAAGGAGCGCGGCGGATGAATACTGGCCGAGCGTGGCATACTGGTTCCGGTACCACTGTCTCCCCAGTCGTTCCTCGAAAAGGTACTCGCCGGGATACTTGCCTTCACCTTTATAGTCGCTCGCACGGGCCGGGAATGACAGGCACCTGAACCGGGGAAAGTCTGGATTTCCGTCCATCTCCATCTTGATACGCCCGGATATGTCGTCCCAGTGCCATTGCGTAGCTAGAACTATCGTGATATTTACTGGGGCCGCACGGGTCAAGAAGTCGTTCGTGAAGCTCTCCCATGTGTTCTGTCTGAACACCGCGCTTTCCGCTTGCGCCCGTCCTCGGCAATAATCGTCGAGGCACCCGAAAGAATACCCGTTACCCGTCAGCCCAGAAAGAAGGCCGGACGCGTATACCCTTCCGCCCGTCGGGAAGCCGTTTCCGTCAACGATTACCCAGTCATCCTTCTTGTTCGTCTCCCCGGATAGCCCAATATGCGGATACAATGCGCGGTACTTGTCCGATCTGACGACGTTACGCCCGAACGTTGAGAAGTAGGTAGCGAGCTTTTGGGAGTATGAACACTGGATAACCTCATGATTCGGAAACTCACCTATGAAGTGTGCAGGGGCGTACCGTGAAATAATGGTCGATTTACCGACGCGATGATGGACGTTGATTAAAAGATAGGTGCTTTTACCGTGCCGGAAGTCATCGAATGCCTGATCTATCGCCTTGCAGATTTCCCGCGTATGGAACCCGACGATGAACGGCTCGTAGCTTAGCCATGTGTTCCGCATAAAAGCGAGATGGCTCCCGTCGTAGTCTACCGTGGCGGCGGCGCTTCGTTTCAGCCGTATGAGCCGCTCTAGCGCCTCCTCGTCCAGGTGGCCGATGTCACTCGCTTTCAATCTCAACGCCCGATTCCTCAAGGAGACGCAAAGCCTCGGCTTCCTTTTCCTCGCGTGTCATCTTGGACACGTCGTCGATCTCAAGGCGCATCTCCTGCTTCTTGACGTAGGCCCAACCAAGGAGCGCCTCGAAGTCCGCGGTCTTCCCTTCCTTCTTGCAGTTAAGAGCTACCTGAGCGCATATCTGGACGAACGCTTTCTGCTGTGGATCTTTTATAATCTCTTCCAGTTCAGCCGCCGTCCGGTCAAAGAAAACGGATTTGATAACGTTACTGATCTCTTGCCGGGGAACTTCCGTCACCTGCTCAAGAAGCTTTACTACCTTCCGGGGGCGGCGCGGCGGTTGTCTGTCTTTCGAGAACTGCTTGCCGACGGCATTCCCTTTTTTGAACTGCGTCCGTCGGCTTCCCGTCGGTTCCCCGTCGTCTTTATGTGCCTTGCCCGTTGTTCCCATGCTGGAAGTATACCCCCTGTATAGGCTTACGGTCAACTCTCGTACAGAGTAATGAATCGTGCTCCCTTCCTGAAGGCCCGCTTCCTCCCGACGATAACCTGACCTGGTAGCCTCCACACCTCATCTACCTCAAGAGCACATGAATAATATCCTCGCTTCCTTAATTCTAGCTTTGCGCTCTCCATCGGATTTCACTACTCGCCGGAGTCCAGCCGTCTACAATTTCGCGTAGGCAATAAGCACGATAAAGCTTGTCATACGTTAACCTGCTTCCTCTATCCCCGGCGCAGTTATTACGTATAATATCCCTTGCCATTCCTTCGCCGCCGCGATCGGCGATAAGAACGTCTATGTCAAAGTTGCTCATCCCTGCACGCCCGTATTCTTCAGCATACCATTTGCGGTAATCTTCGAGCTTTAATCCGTACTCGACGGGCGCGTCCTGAATTGTTGAGTACTCGATATAGTACTCTCCCATCTTGATTGTTCTTCTTGACATATGTTCACCCCTCGCTTTTCGCTACCGTTTCCCTCGCACAAAACTGCTAGCCGCCATACCGGCCAGAATCTCCCGCGCATCGGCTATCGCCTTCCTGCTTTCCTCGACTTCAGCGACAAGCGCCTGGACAAGCGGGTGCCCGTCTGCGTACATCTTCTTTACGTCCTCAAGCTGTTCGGTTGTCAGTTTCAAAATAGCTCCCCCTGCACGGTTACCGTCCGTTTCTGTACCTTGACTACGGTACAATCTGCCCTGTTTTCCTCTGTCGGGATTAGTCTTATCGGCGACGGGCGCGTCTTGCTTTTCTCGATAAGCGGCTCGGAACAGGTTGCCGTCTGGCAGTAATTGTATCCGCCTCCGAGCCAGCACTGATCCTTGTATTTACAGTCACGCATTATGTTGTCCTTTTAGGTTGAAGCAGTTGTTATGTGCCTTGCTGATAAACCTTCGTATGGAGATTCATCTCCATCGCGGCACCATTCACGCCATTTCGTAAATGCTTTTGTTTTAACTGCCTTTACCTTTGCCTCAACTGGGCCTCTTGCCGTGATCTCTACATAATCACGAAAGTATTCTTTTGGACCAGAGCCATCATCAAGAACAGGTACAATTTCCCACATTTCAGGGCTTACTACACTGTAAAAATTTCCTTTCATATCTCCTCCTGTACGGCGTCCAGAATCGATTTATTGATTCTGTCGAAAGTGTCCATCCAACATTTGCTTAACCTGCAAGGCCGTTAGGACTTGTCAGTTTGAAGCAGTTGTTAGATACAATCGTATGATTCTAATTTCTGTCCCCACTTCGAGCAAAGGTCAGAGCGATATTGATTGAAGTCAATTATTTCCCCGACGCTATCCCGATAAACCCAAAACCCATTAAAGTTATTCCCATTCGGAGTTTTACCGTATTCGCGTTGTATGATAGAACCATTATCGTGTTTATAATGGTTTTCGTCAATTTTGTTCCAAGCCATCATTCATCCCGCGAACCGTCCATATAGTGCCGAAGGCGGTATATGGCGGTGAGTCGATCTAACATTAAGTTGAGCCGCGAGCTATTCGCGAGTCGGCTCGAACTTGTTGTTCGACGACGCCCGAAATATCACGGCCACAAAATGGGCAAAAACTGATTTTTGCTCTTTCGCCATGATCCATACATGAACAATCATGCTTCATTGCCGACCGGACGTATCCGCGATCTATGAAAATGATATGCGTGTATTCCTCCGCTTCGTCCAGCGATATTTTAACATCGCCGCCCCACCCCCAGCACGTCCGGTCAGTTACCGGTATTTCAAAAATCGGCTTTTCTTTTTCGCAATAATCACACACATCTTACTCCTTTCGGGCGGTTTAGTTGACCGTCCGCATGACGCAGTTATGCGGCGCGTCAATCCGTCGAACATTTGCTTAACCTGAAACGACCCGCCTACCGCACCCCTCAGACATGGTGCAAAATCCTTCATCATAGCTGTAACATCTTTTATCAGTACATTTTAACTGGTCGTTTTCAGGTTGAAGCTGTTGTTCGGTGCTGGCGCGATCTATCGTGTAGTTCTTTTTTAGGAACGCAGTAAACCTGCCTTTGTTGATATACGAAACATCGTACCGCTCACCAGTTGCTAAATCCTCACGTGTTTTAGTCATGATGTAATCATCTATGACATTCATAATTTCATCGTAAACATCCATGCGAAACCTCCTCGCGCCAGCTTGGTTGACTATAGGCATAACCAGCGAAGCGTTATGCCTTTGGCAATCCACCTAACAATATCTATACAGTTCCGTCTAACATCCCGCCCGCGGCTAACATCTTTTCTCACGTCCTGCTACGGCCTTCCCTGCGATCCTCACAGGACACGTCGCGCGAAGGCAGAGCTGAAGGTTCCGCCATAAGGTACAGGAAGGCCCGCACTCTTTCGGGCTTGTCGTTCTCACCTGTCGCCGTATGTCGATGCTCATATCAGCTTGTCCCGCTTCGCTTTGGCCTCTGCGGCCTTCGCAAGAAACAGGCTAAGGCTTCCCTTCTCTTCGATTGTCAGTGTCAACTTCTCCGGCAATACGACTAGGCGCTTTACGCTCGGCTCGTTGTACAATACTGGCCGTCCCCTTTTCGCTTTAACCTTCTCCACGCTTTTTCTCCTTAATCAAATAGTCCGCTATTTACATAACTGCTTGCAATATTCTGGGCGGTTACGTTGTCGAAGTTCTGTATTCCCTCAACAACTAAATAGTCTGCCAAATCTTCTACATTCACACCTGCTATTTTCGCGGCATATTCAATCTTCTCTGCGGTTCCTGCCATCTTGTCCTTCCTTCATGATTTCCCATGTCCTTTTGATGCTTTAATTATATATATATTATTTCATCCTGTCAAACCTTTTAGCTATTTTTATTGTTTATTTTCCATCTTTTTTAAGGCGTATTCCCCGCTTACGGCAAGGGTGTTTTGTGAGGTTATAAGCCCTTTGTCCACTGCCTCTTTCCGCCAATCCTCATGCTTCTGAACGTCGAATGGTATCCCGGCGATATAGCAGTACTCCCGCATTTGGTCGGCGGTCGGTACTCCCTTCAATCCTCGCCTCATTCCCCTCCACATGAACCGTACCCATGTTTCGAGGTCGAACTCCCTTGCCTGTTCCGTCTCTTCCTTCGAGCCCAAGGAAAGGCCGTAGACGCCGGTCGGGGCCATGAGGGCGATGAATATCGACAGGATGGTATGAAGGATCAGCTTGAACCAATCGGGCCTCACCTTGCCGCCGGTCAGCCCGGAATAGAAGTCGTAAAGCGCCGCGCCGCCTGCGGTATCCACGTTGCCGGTAACGATCTTTTCGCGCCGATCTTTCAACGCCTTCAACTGTGCCTCGATCTCTTCCTTCCGGGTTTCAGCCATCGCAAGTGTGTTTTTCCACGTATACCGATCTTCGAGGGTTTGGACTGTCCCGCCGATCTGTTCGTTGATCTTCTCCCTTTCGTCGGAAAGATCCTTGATCTCCCTGGCTATCTCGCCGACTTCCTCACTGTACTTCGCTTCCGTTTCGGACTTCCCCTTTTCGAGCAACATGAAGGTCTGACCAGCCGATGTTGACATGACGGAAAAGCATATCAGGAATATCGCTATCGCCTTGAACTGCCAGCCGATCCGGTGAACGGCGTGGAGCAAAAGAAGGTTGAGCGCGAGTCCCATGATCCAGCATAGCCAGGGGTCGATCCCTTCCTGCCCGAATCGCTCGGCGTAGAAGTAAACCTCAAGGAATGAACCAAGAACGATAAGCGACCAATCAAATAGTTTCTTCACGTTTTACTCCTTCAGTAATTCATCCCGTATCTTATCGGCAAGCTCGTTGGCCTTGACCGGATTGTTCCCTATGTTCATGCGGCCGTTACAATAAAGGCAACACGTCGCTACACGGTTAAGCGGGTGATCTATTACGCAATTACCAAACTTTTTTCGATTCGCCTTCGTGTTCGCTATGAGGTGTGCAAGCTGTGGTGTACCGTGGATCATTACGTGCCTCCCGCAATTCTGGCACATCCACCTGTCCCGCCTGAATATCTCGTTCCGCTCGTCCTGCTTTTCCAGATTGTTCATCGGTTACTCCAAAGTCTAGTTTTATCTGTTCCGAATCTCGCCGGTAACAACATGGCCCAGCGCGGCGCTCGATGCTTTTCGCGGTTGTTATTTTACGCCCGCAAAATTGGCAGTTCATTTACCTTTCCCAAATACAAACATCTGCGATTCATAAACGACTCTAGTACAGGTATCTATTCCGAAATATCCTATATGGACATACTTCTTCGGCAAATCTAATTTTTCACCAAGCCACTTATAAGCTTCGCTCCTGCTCATATATCCAGTTTTCCAGATTACATCAAATGCTTTGTGCGCGAGCATTTTCGCCGCTCTCAATTCTTTATCAGCTACTCTACCAAGCGCCTTCTTTGTCCCCTTGTGGCAACCTACATACGCCCCGCATTGAGGGCATTTATATTGATACCCGTACTCAGTATTTTTAAGTTCTGTCTTTGTTCCACAGTACCAACATATTTTACCCTGTATTACTTTTGTCTGTTTTTCTGTCAATTCTAATTGCTTCACAGACTGATCCTCAATTTCTCTAGCCGTGTTCTGATCGCACTGCCAACGCCCTTCTTGAAGTTTCCGCGTGACAGTTGAACAAGCGTCCAGAACATATAGAATGCGTCGCACTCATCTGTCGTATCAAAAGTAAATCCGAACTTCTCTATGCAGTGGTTAAGATAGTCTCTCTTTTCTTGAATAGAATTCTTCCTGAGTTTTAACGGGAGCAACCCTGTTACGGCCTTCCATGTCATCGGGCGCATTTCAATAATTGGGGTCCCATTCGCGGAAAAGCATGAACGGATAATTCCGCCTACCTCCGCACTTACTGTAGTTGACGTTTCTCTTGCGCCCAGGGTGTAGTCTTCAATTATGCAAAGGTCATATTTCGTTTTCGCTTCTGTAGCAAAATGCCGCGCATACCTTCCCAGCAGGTCAATCCTTTCCTCTTTCCTCTGGATAGAATACGCGCGGCACTCACCATGTTCACAGACAAACACGCCGGTACTGCGCAAGGATGGGTCAATCGAGATGATACGCAAGTCTCGCGCAGTAGCGAACGTCATGTCTCGGCCCCGTCAGGTTCGATGTCGTCGAAGTCGAGCCCTTCCTGTGATCCGTCGTCCGGCTCAAGGCTCTTCTGCGTCGATACCCTGAAGGTGATCTCGCAGACGTTGCCCTCAGCAATAATAAGGTCATTCGCCTTATCTTTTTCGCCGGTCTGAATCTTAATGTTCAGTCCGCCGCCCTTACTACGAAAAGTTTCTGTCTTCTCGATGGTTCCCATGATGACAAAGCTCTGCGTGAACTCTATCGCCTTTGCTTCTTTCTTCACCTTCTACCTCCACTGGTTTTCTGCATTGCCCTACGGCATTGCTCTGGGCGACGGCTGGACTCGAACCAGCAAAGCGAGTGCGCTTACTCGCCGTTTTCTCTCCGATTGCTCGGAGTGGTCTACCATTTCCCACGCGCCCCTGTTTGTCGTCTTGCGCTTTCGCTCCGTGGTAAGGAGTGCGCCCCATCTGGCCTCTGGTGGAAGCCCATGACGACCGGCTACCTATAATCATGAAATCAAATATGCCAGTCCATACGGACAAGGCTATGGAAGCGTCCGGCGTTGACCCGGAAACCTTCATCCCGCATGCGGGGGTCGTTTCATGCCGCCTTACACCTTGCGGCCTCGCTCCCGTCTGGATGGTATGGGCCCAGCGCCCTTGGTTCCGACATTTGATACATAGCGGAAGTCACCAAAAACTATTGCTATCTGAGGGAGGCGGGATTCGAACCCGCGCATCGATCGGCCTCACTTCCGATCACCGTTCCCCACGCTTGACTCCAGTTACCCGAAGGGCTTATTGACATTGCCCTCGGCGCCCGGCCCGGTGCGCATACCATCGCGCAGTACTCCCCCGTGGTGCCCGTCGAATCACGGGCGGGATTGCGCTGTTACTTTACCTCGAAGGTCGGGACGATTACCGACGGCTTGAAGACCACCTTATACTGACTGGTTGATACCGCATTGGCGGCGATGGCCTCGGAGAAATACGTCACGTTGTCGGAAATCCCGAGGTAGTGCTTGAGGTATTCCCCGTCGTCAGTCTTGACAGTTACCACAAGGTCGCCGTCGGTATCGACGATAATCGCAAGGCGTCCCTCGATGGTCAGGATATACTCGCCGGTTATACCGTTATAGAATACCACGCGGCGGAATACCTCGAAGTTCTGCTCTGCCCGCTCAAGATTTGAACGGACGACAACCGCGTCATCACATCCGGTAAATACTGCTACCAGAACAGCCACAAGAATCACAATAAACGTTCTCTTCATAGGTTCCTTCCTTTTCAGCCATACAATCTGGCATGATTGCTCGATTATTCCTCCGGGGTCTCTTCCACGTCCCGGTACATCGGCTTGAACTCGACGTGTTCGGCGACGACCTTCACCCTGCTCTGGATGTTGCCATTACCATCTACCCACCGATCCTGCTTTACTCTGCCGACGATCCGTACTCCGCGCTTTTCGTTGCAGTTGGCATAGCATGACTCAGCGAGTTTCCCGGTTGTTTCGATGTCGATGAAAGAAGTCTCACGAAAGATTTCCTCACCGACCCTGTAGAAACGCGTACTGCTGATCTGGAAAGTCGTCTTGACAGACCCGTCCGCGGCCTTGGTCATCTCGGCCTGCTTGACCACGTTCCCCTCGATCAGAATTGAGTTAAGCATATTCACCATCTGTTCCTTCCTTTGCCCGATACGCTCGGGCGGGCGTCGTATTTTTCGTACAGGTTGATTATGTACTTCATCATCGTCGTGTCATACACAACCCCATAGGCTTGTTCTTTACTCTCCGCCTCAACCTCGACGGTTAAAAACTTGAAATAAGAATCATGCCCATTTGCTATGTACTTCTTCATTTACTTATTCCGCATATCCGCTTTGCTTCCCGCAACGCGTTCGCCGTATGCTTCCGGCACCAGCACTTCCAATGCGGTGACCACCTGAACCCGCTCGCCTTGAGCGCGTCGATCACTTCTTGATCCGGTTTCGCTTCATGCCTGATTACCACCCGATCGTTCTCTATCCCGATGCTTCCGCCGGGGAACTCGATGCTCTCGAAGTCATCCCGGTTCACGATCCTGTTTTTCATGGTGAGAATTTTCGCCTCGAGGTTTTTGATCCTGGCGTTGCTGTTCGTCAACTGGAATGATGCAAAGCCGTATCCATGCCAATCATCCTTGACCATGAGCTTGTCGACAAGAGCTTCAGACAATTCCATCTCTTCGATAAGCGCCTTCCGCTTCTCTTCGTCGCTCACCTTGCGCCGGTGTATTTTGTTCACCTCGACCATCAGCGTGTGTGCGTTGCGCTCTTTTTCGAGCCTGATCACGGCGTCGTCAATTTCCTCTTCCGGTGTTTTCGTCCGTATACGGTTGGCCCGCTTGATATACCGTTCACGCCACGCGATGAACTCGGCCATCGCCCGCTGTTCTGACTCGAACGCCTTCCGGTTCCTCTCGGACGGGAAGTTTGCGGGGCCGGTTATCATCGGCGACATGCACCGGGACTTCCTCGCTATCCATGTCCTCAAGTGGGCCATGTATTTCTCCCGATAATGTCCTGCCTTGTCGCCCAGCTCGGCAAGGTCGCTTTCCAGTTCATCCGTGAATGAGCCTACCCACATATCGGCCCGTTTTTCCGGGGAGTAGCTTATCCCGCGATGCGCGTCACTTAACGCCGACCGCAAACCTTCCATCTCTGTTCTAACGTCCATCTCTTTCCTTCCTTGTCTCTATTATATATTTATATTTTATATTCTGTCAAACTCTTTTCGCTTATTTTGACCCTTTTTTTATGTTTTATTTTCCCGCTGATCTACCACCCATTCAACTGCCTTTATGTACTTCCAGCCGATAGTTGTCGCCCTGTGGTCTCCGCATGAATCTCTCCCGGCGACCCTTTCCCATACCTGGGCGGCTTCCTTGTCGGTAAAGTCAAATAGTCCATTTGCCCACTTGATCCACAGCAATAAGGTCGTTATCACGCCTAATGCCATCGTCAACGCGCAAAAAAAGAAACAGCTTTGAATGGTAATCAAAATAATACCCCCTGTTCAACTTCATCAACCGGTTCCTGTTTCTCACCGCACCATGTCCCGCAACACTTCGCGGAACTTGTAGGGAGGTCGTACAGTCCGCACAATAGACCCCGCGCAAGATGGATCACTGACAGGTTGCAGTTCTGGCATGATCGCCCGTAGCGGGCGTCGCCGTAGGATATGGCCTTGTCTGATATGGTCATGACTCAACGGCCTTTTTCGCGTCGGCCATGAGCCTGTCGATCACGATCCCGATGCTCGCCAGGTTGCCAAGTCGTTTCACCTCTTGTATCTCTTCCAGTGTTCTCAATCGTTCGACGGCTCGCTTTTTCGCGTGGTAGGCTTCGGCGAATTTTATCAAATCAATTTCGGCCGCAAACATGAAGGATCGCATGAAGTTCATTCCTATCTTAATTACGGCCTCACGAATAGAATCTGTATCCACACGAATAGAAACAGCATCCACCGCCGGTTTCTCTGCGTCCAGCGCGGCGATGGCTTCGAGAATGGCGTCAAGATTCGACATGATTGAACGAACGCGAACGGATACTGTCTCGGCCCATTCAAACGGATCGGTTTCTATTTCAGGATCGCACACAGGAAAACAGTTTTCAATCTGATTTTTTGCCCGTTCGGCGGCATCCTTAATTTTCTCTATCGCGGTTTTATCGTTCATTCTGTTTGCTCCTTTGACTTCTTCCATGCTTCACGCGCAATGATCCTTGCTTCTTCACAGACAAATGCTATGGGATACTGTGATATTTTAAGCAAGTCTTCCTGCAGTTCCTTGATAAGCTCGCGAGCTTCGAGAAGGTCTCTAGCGTATGATTGTATTGTAACAGGAAGCATGACGCCCTGTAAAAAAGATATTTTTGAAGGATCAAGAACCGTATCTAGTTTTGCTTGTTCTGTTGATATTATCATTCCCCTTCCCCCTTTGGCTCGAATGATTGTGTTTCGCTAAAAAAGATCATATCTAAATCACTATGAACTGATATGTACTTTGACTTTTCCTCTGGGCAGGTATCGTTTTCCCATGCGTGTTCTCCGTAGGTCTTGCCGCAATGCTTGCAGATGGCCTCTGAGTCGTATCGCTTCATTCCTCTGCCTCCTTCCTTTTCTTCCTACACTTCAGATTCAAAGTACTTCACTATTTCGGTATTGAACATCAGATCAATATCGCCACAAGGACCCTCTCGTTGTTTCATTATCATCAGCTTCGTCGGTATCAGTTTTTGCTCGATGCTCGCTTGCCGATCCCTGTACAGCATCCACACATCTTCCGCACTCTGCTCTGCTACTCCCGTCTCTCTCAGGTCTGACAGTTTCGGTTTCTCTCCCTCTGCTCCGCGTACAAGCTGGGCGAGTAGAATTATAGTCACGTTTAATTCTTTTTTAAGCGCCCGCAATATCTCGATTATTTCTGCCATCTGTTCGTGACGCGGTTTCTTGTTGTTGCTGTTGTCGATTATCGAAAGGTGATCTATTCCAAAGACTGCGACACCCAGGCATCGCGCCATGTATCGAATACGTGACGCGATTTTATGGATCTCGCTCGTCTTGTCGTCGAGATAAAACTTCAGCCCTGATAGCTCTACCATCGCCTCACTCATGCGGAAGTGTGTCTCTTTGCTGTCGATAGGATTTATGCGCCCGCTTTTAATCTGTCGTACATTTATATTCGCCTGACCCGCTACGGCCCGCAAGCCTATCGCTTCCTCTGTCATCTCGATCTCGAATAACGCGACGGGAACGTCATTGAGTTTTGATATGTTTATCAGTACCGTTTCTAACAACGCCGTTTTCCCGATGCTCGGTCTCGCTCCGATGATAATCAAATCCCGCTGAACTCCATCGGTATAAAAATCCAATTTATCGAATCCTGTTTTGTATCCGGTCAACTTCCCCTTGTTCTCAACATAGAAGTTGATCTTCTTTTCTGTTGACAACATGACTTGGTACATCGACTTCTCTAGTTTCTCTGCTCCCGCCGACTCCTGAAGTTTCGCAAGCTCCTTGTTCATGTCGGCTATCTGCTCAATGATCGCTTTTCCAAAGTCTGGATTATAGTTCTTAGCTTCTTCAATGAGGTTATAGTATCCACGATACAGGGAATGTTTCTTTACCGTTTTCGCATAGAATTCCCAATTCGCACCCGACGGTACAATGTCTGTGAGTACAGCTATTTCGGCAGGATTGACTTTACCCTGGGCGAGATTCGCTATCGATTTTATATCTACCCCAACTCGCTTCGAGTGAAGGGCGTGTATCGCCAGATATATATCGCGGTTCACCTGCCCCGCTATATCGTTCTCTGCTATCTCCATGAACACATTGTCAATGATCGAATTATCCATAACCATCGACGCAAGTAGACATCTTTCGGCTTCGTCATTTATGAAATTCATTTTAATTCCTTGCCTTCAGAATCAACGGGCGTTCGGCATTTCGTGCATAACCCCGCTATAACCTCAGCGCCGCACCGGGGGCAGGTCACGATCTTTTTCGGACAAGATGGTTTTGAAGGGATCGCGTATCGTGAATTGTTAACCAATCTGGTAAACACTTTGTCCGAAAGTATCATGAGAATATCGAATCCGTTTTGAACAATCCATGTATCATGTTTGGCTTCTTTGATTGCCGATATGATTTTCTCTTTTGTGATTCCGTTTTCCAATAATGTTTTTTGCCGCTTCCGTAATGCAGGGTAAAGTATTGTCGGTTCCCCTGATTTTACTTCCCGATACAGATCAATATAAACTGTGTCTATTTCTGTATATATTTCTTTTGTGATTCCCTTCTTTTCAGGTGTTTCCATATTATTTATATTATCAGCTATATTACTTATATTATTGTGTAAAGTTTCTTGACAGGTGGTGTCAAGTTTCTTGACAGGTGGGTGTAAAGTTTCTTGACAGGTGGGTGTTAATTTTCTTGACACCCTGTACCGATCACCGATCCCACGTATCTGTTCTTTTTCAATCAGTTTTTGGTCAACCAACTTCTTTAGATTGGCTGACGCTGACTGTCTTGATATCCCGCACCATGCCCCGGCATACCCTGCGCTACCCTGGAAACAACTTTTCCCGTCTTGGGAAAACCCATAAACAAGGGCGTAAATGATAAGTTCATTCCCGGATAAGCCGAGCGTATTTACCATCCATCCGTGAATTACTACAAAGTTTTCGTTGCGTATTTCCATTATTTCCTCAAATAAAAAAGACCTTCACCCAAGCGGCTGGCAGGCCTTGCGGGTCGGTGTAGTGGCACCGGGTCCCTGCTTGGGTAAAGGTCTCTGAAAGTATCGCCCCCAACTAGGACGGTCGTCAATAACTCTGCCAGAAGTTATTGGCTTCATTCAGCTTATCTCTCTTTCGTCGTTTTGTAAAGCGTTTTTTCCTGCATTCTGACCGATTGCTCCCGGCTCTTTTTCCATCAAATATGCCCGTACACCAACAGCATCCGATCCCGGACGTCCTGATACGTCGGGGTCTCCATATCCTGGACAACCTCGGCGCACTGCATGGCCCCTGATCGATCTGTCCTCTGGCTGATGCACACCCCCGCCTTTACCACGTCCCATTGATCGGGGAGCGCGTGGTATATCTGGCATCCGGCGTGGTCGAATGGCTCGACGTGGCGGATATACTCCTGTGGCTCGCTGGGCTTGGCCCAGGGGTTACGGTATGTATGGGTCATGCGATCCTCCGGACGTTTCGAAGCTCGATGTCGTACACCTCGGCGTTAATCTTCAGGTCGGTTTTCATCCCGTCTAAGATGACGCCGATCTTCGATATCTCGCCTTCCAGCTTTCGGGCGTCCTTGTGGTATCCACGGGAAAGGATGACGAACAGGTCATCGTCCTGTGAGGTCAGCAGCTTCGCGATCCGCTTTTCCCAGTACGGCTTTTTCTCCCGGTATTCGTGGGTTTTCTCGCCGCGCTCAATCTTATCGAACCATTCGGCTTTGAGTACGAGGTACAGGGTCATACCTTGGCCCCCGCTTCCGGGTTATAATCCGCCGCCTCGGTCGTGAACTTCGGGCAGTGGGGATCGCGCGGGTTACCGTGCCCGGAGCATCGTCCCATACCCCCGAGACCCTGGCCCCAGTCGCAAGCGGCGTAACTGCACGCTATTTCGTATTCCCGTCCGGAAGGGATGAACGTGAGGGCCGCGAGCTCGGCTTCCGCCCGGTTTGCCCGCGCCGCTTCCGCCTCTATGGCGTTGAGGGCGACTTCCCGAGCGTCGGCCGCCCGCGTGGCCGGGTTGTTCTTGAGCGCGTCGCCCACGAGCCACTTGTCGACCGACGTCATGACTGCGTCGAGCTCGTCCATGCGGAAGTCGTTGACCGATTCCTTGATTATCTTTATAGCATGGTTCGCCCGCACCTGAACCGCTTCAAGTATGTCCGCGGGGTCGCACGGCTCTTGCGGGTCATAATTCTTTGGGATGATGTTTTCAAGCTGGTTGATTACGCTTTCTTTGTCGCTCATGAGTTCCCCCTATACACCAAATAAAAGGCTGATTGCGGCCACAATGGCCGTCGCTATAACCGAAGGTACTAACCCGATGATGCCACGTTTCGTTTTGCCTCTTACCATACCGAGCCTTCCAGTGACGGATCGCCGGCGTCAAGCGCCATTTCTCGGGTGACGATCATCCGCTCCCGCTCCGGTTGTAACTGTTCAGCCATGCATGACCCGCAGGCGTCGTGCGGGTATGCGTTCGGGTCGTACCCGTCCGGGGCGTCGACCTGTTCCTTGTCCGCATTGAGCGGGGCCCCGCAGAATCCGCAGGAGAAGGTGATCGCATTACTCATGCCTTGTCCTCCACGATTGACCCGTAAAACTTTTTCCCGTCCGCGCTCTGCGTGACGAGAACCCTGACGCCCTGCTTCAGTTCCGGGCGGTTCATCAGCCTCACCATGATCCCGCCATCAGATGCACTGCATATTGTCCTGACGACGGATAACGTCCCGTCCTTATTCTTCTGGACCTTAACCCTTGACAAGTTTCCTCCAATCATCGACATCGCGCATTATGCGGTCCAGGTTCCCGTCGTTCTCGCGGATAACGCCCATCTGTTCCAGCGTGTTCAATAGCCGGTCGATATGCTCAGCCATCTGCTTCGTGTTCCAGAAACTAGAAGTCTGCCAAACCTCTATCGCACACGTCCCGTCCTTCGTGTCGATGCTCTTGATTTTTCCCTTCTCTTCCTGAAGGACGATTTTGAAAAACTCAAGGCTCGACTCTTCGCACACAAACCGATGGCGCGGGGCCCAGTCAACCATATCCTGCTCGTAGAGTTCTTCCGGCGTAACCCTGTTCCGCGTCCCCTGTTCCCGGTTTATCACTTCAGCGATGATCGTATACAGCGCCCACATGAGCCGGTTAGCGTCGGCGCTTCTCTTCCGATACGCGATATCGATCACCACATCAAGCTCGACAGGCGGCTTACCGGAAACTATCGCGGCGTCGTTCTTCTCGACGATCCGGTACAATTCACGTTGAATCCGTTCCCGATCCTCTTCAAGATGCTTGAGGATAACGAGGCAGTCGCGCTGAAGTATCCCGCGCTTCCGGTACTCGTTCGCGTCAAACGTCGCGGCAAAACGTAGCTTCATGACGGCCTTGAAGCTGTCAGGTAGAGTCCGGGCCGGCCGTCGTTCGGCAGGAAGTCAGCAATGAATGCGGAACCGTCCCTACAGATGAACGTGAATTCCCGTTTCTCGCCTGATATCCTTGATCGCCCGATCAACTGTACATCCTGGATGTCGTTCACGGCATCAAAGGTGATATGTTCCTTGTCCCTTCTTGCCAGACTGTTCAGCCGTGCGCATACACGTTGCGCTATTGTTTTCATGGTTTCCTCCAAATGCCCCGGATTGCTCCAGGGCAGACATTGCATCAGAACGGAATATCATCCGGAATATCAGGCGGTTGCTCGCCGCGGATTGCCCCCTGCGGCTGACATCCGACGCTTGCCGGTTGCTGTTGTTCTGGTTTTTCGGTCAGGGACCACTTCGCCTTCATGTATCCCTTCGCGTCCTTCTCGAAGTGAAGCAGTCCGCGCTTACCCTGCCACGACTGCGGGCGGAAGTCGCCGCGCTGAACGCCGAACGCATCGAAGTCACGCGTCCGCTGTTCCTGCCACTTGGCGAGTTTTTCGGGGTCATTACGGTCCGCGTCGAACACCGTCCAGTCTTCCGGCTTGTGATCCGGGAATCCGTCAATCTTGATCGGGAATACCCGAACAGAATACCCGCCGAGGTTTTTGTCCTGGGGCATTCCGAGCGTCACCATGTAATCGCCAGCCGGTACCACACGGTTGTATTCTCGCGCCTCGTACCCGCTACCGAATCCGTATCCATCACTCATTGATCTCTCCCTTACCGTACTTCTCACGGTAGTATGAACAGAATGGGGCCACGTTACAGTAGCCCATGCACTTCGTATCGTCGCCGACTCGCTCGACGACGAAAGATCCATTGTTCTCGGCGGAAACCTTGTCGGCCTCTTCCTTCGTGGCGCAGACCTTGATCGCCGACTTCCTGCCTTCCTTCATGACGGCGAACGTTGTTTCCTTCGCCCATCGTTCGTCAGGACGGCAAGGCGGTATTGCGTCGTCAGCCATGACACGGAAGTTCTTGATCTCGGAGATCTTCGCTCGGGCGAACCGCTCGAACTCGTACACGTCGGCATCGGTGATCGGAAACTCGTGAACCACGCACGGCTTTTGCGGATACGTGGAATCACGTCGCGCCTCGGTCTTCTTGTGATCCTTGAGCAACGCGGTGAAGCGCGCCTTTTTGACCTTGAACCCGTTGAGGCGTAACAGCCACCCGTACCCCTTCCCCTGCATCTCCCAGTCCTTGTAGTCCTTGAAGATCACCTTCCAAACTGACGCGGTTTTGTAATCATCAACGATCTCGGCGGCCATATCGTAGCTGTCCATCGTCCCGGTTACGGTCACACCGTCGATCTCGGCGGATAGACCTTCCTCGGCGAACGTGTCCACGCCTTCGGTTTCGAGCGTCTTGTGCGTTGCCTTCCCGAATATGATATTCACAAGGTCGGCAACGTCAACCTCGATCTCATCCCAATGACGTTCTGTCAGGATGATATCTTTTGTTCCCTTCAGGAGCGTGGTTACGGAGACCTGACCAGGTTTGTTGTGCGGCTGACTATCAACCGCACGAACCAACGCCTCGGGCAGTCCCATGACGTTGGTTATTATCACGGCTTTTCCTCCATCTTAGTCGGAGAGGGAAGGTCGTAGAACTCGCGGATCGCCTTGTCAACAATAACGAGGTCGTTATCGATTGAACGCTCTGCGAACATTCCCATCGGCGACTTAGCCGGGGAGCTTCCTTCGTTCTGCGTGAGGAATGAATACTTGTCGTCGATATGAGACGCAAGAAGAACCGTGTTGAACATCCCGACGAGACATACCTTGTCATCAAGCATCTTCCCGATGGTCTTTTCCTTGAGTCCTCCGAACTCATCGGCCTCAACGTGGTGAAGGAAGTATACCAGCTTTGTGTCAGGTAAAGCCTTGACCTCGTTCACGAGATTCCAGAAGTTGTACCCCAACTGCTTGTAGAACTCGAACGTTCCATCCTTCGTGAACTTCTGTGTCGCCGATCTCATGTACTCGTTGGCCATGAGATATTGCGAATCATCGATCACGATGATATCTGTCGGAGCTTCGTGTAACACACGCGACACCTTCACGTAGTCATCCGTGTTGATCGTCCGCTTCGTGGTTTTGAACGGCAGTTTTTTACCGCTTACTGATATCACAGAAAAAGTCAAAGGATCGAGATTGCGCAAACTCGTGCTTTTCCCCGATCCGCTTTTCCCTAACACCATAATGGCTTCGCCCATTCGTCTTTTCTCCTTACTGCTATTTTCCCTTGCTGGCACAAAATACGCGCCACCAACCAAATTCTGTTTTTACTTACCACCTCCTGCAAAATAGATTATCGCGCCGATGATGGCGAGGCAGACGACGTTGAATATCAGCCGCCTGCCCCAGCCGTACTTCATCGCTCTTCCTCGTCGAGCATCCCGGTTACTCGCTCGCGCACGGTTGCGAGGGTCTTCGTCCGGTTCTCTTCGATCTGCTCGAATACGAAGTCTTCCAGCATCGGGCGCATCTCGTCCATTTCCTCGACGAACCCGACCACTTCCTTCTCGAAGAGAACGAGGATGAAATTGTCAACCGCGCTCTTCACTGCTTCCAACTGTTCTTGTTTTCTTGTAGCCATCTTTAGTTTCCTTTCCCCGGTTTATCCGCCGGGGTCGGCGTTTAGTTATCTGTACAGTTTCGCGTTGAAAAGGCGCGACGAGCACGGCCTATACGTCGGCCCCTTCGAGCGGTACTTCCTTTCCTGTCCCCGGCCCTGTACGATCCCGTTGAACCGATGCCACTTTGAAAGCCGCCCGATGATCCGGGTGCCGTCCCTCATGGTCATGTCGATCCTGATCCCGTAGCGGTCGGCAACCAGAAGCCCGATATCGTGTACGAGGTGATAGCCCTTGTTCGATCCGTAGATGCACCCCAGGACCATTTGGCTCGTCATGTTCGCTGTCATCAATCTTTTCCTTTGCCCGGAGTCGCTCCGGGCGGGCGGTTATTGTCCCCATTGTTCAGCCATTGCGCGGGCAATTCCTTCGTATGTCTTACTGCGAAGTTTCCCCCGGTCAGGCGTTGGCGGTAGACGGTGTATCCTGTCGTCCCTTCCTGGAACGATATTTGTCGGCGTGAGCAACGGCAAATTCTTGAGCCATAAGCCGGTTTTTTTCGTTTCCCCATGCCCAAACTGCCACGGCTCGATATACTGATCCGGCGCTCTCCAGACAGTCGCCATAATGCAGACGGGGTTTTCTATCGCTATTCGCGGTATGTCAACTTGAGCGATTCGCAGGAAAAACTCTATCGCCGCCTGTTGCCGTCCGTCGGCCCGCTTTGCCGGGAACCAACGCGCCCCGGATACCGCGAGGTGAGTACAAGGCGGATGCGCTATCATGAGGTCAAAACCGTCTGCGATAATGTCGAATACATCGCCTTGATAATGCGGCCCCGGCCTGTCTGTCGGTTCAAGATCGCATGAGATCGCGTCGTGACCCAAGGCGATAAAAGCGTCTCGAACCGTTCCGCTGTATTCGCAAGCAATTAAGACTTTCACTATTTTTCCTTACGCCGGAAGCTCATAGTAAACGATCCCGCTTCCTGTTTCGTGAGCATACCATCCGTTCATGGAAAGCTGAACCGGGACGATCTTCCCGAGAAACTGGGGGAGATTCTTCGATTCCTCGGTGGTCATAATCTTGACCTCTTTCGCGTTCTGCTTTGCCCAATCCCGTTTTGTCTGCTTCATCCTCTTCCATCCTTTGCGCTTCTCGCGCTCTATCTGATATACTTATCGTATAGGATAATCGCCTTCCCGTCAAGTGTTTTTTATATATTTTCTGTCGATTTATTATATTTTATTTCCTTCTATATAATAAGCCATTTAAGGCCCTATCCCGGTTCCTTGTGTAGTTTCATTGGTTTGGCCTAAAGTCCTCTAAAAAGTGCCTTCTCGTGCGTCCTAGAGCGTTTTGGAATAGACCTATAGAAACAAAAAACCCCCGGATTACTCCGGAGGCAGAACCGTAACGTTTGTTGGTCAACACGCTATCGGTTTTTTGCTAAGGAAATCCCCTTATCTTCAGGTACAGGTAGACGGCTCCGGCGAGAATTATCCCGCCGATTATGGCAAGCAAGAGGTTCCGTTCCCCCTCGGCCTTGATCCTGGACACCTGCTCTTCCTGATATAGTCCTTCGATATGGGCGGTACGTTTCAAGAGGCTTACCACTTCGATCCTAGCCTTCTCGACGCTGGCCGGAAGTTTCCGTGCCTCAGCCGCGTGGATCTTCGTCGCTTCGGAATGGGATGCCGCCTGAGCCGCTACGGCCACGAGGGAAGGATCGGCCTGAGCAAGACCCGCGAGGGTCCCGGCAAGCGCCGTTGCCCCGGCTTCGATGCTCTCGGCTCCGGTCGCCACCGTCTCAGCCCCAGCCGCCACGTCGGTCTGCGTTTCAACGATATCCCCTGAGTTGTCCGGTATCACACCCGGAGTACAGCAACCAGTAAGGCAAAACCCAAGAGCACAAAACACCAGAATAATTCCTGTTCGTCTGTCCACATCACCCTAGCCTTTGCCGGTAAATCTCCGGCGAGTGTTGCATGGCCCATTCTGCCATCGGCATATCGGATGGCTTTTCGATCTCCCCGACGAGGTTGACAATCGCCCCCGCTTCCTTTGCCCACGGAGGGAGCTTCGTTACCACGTCGCCTGAATTCTTGTACGCGCTGACCTGATCGTATAGCTCCGGTCGTGAGGTTGAGCGCGGGCACCCGAACACCATCGCGGGAAGTCCGTTCTCCAATGACGCGAAAACAGCGGGCCATCCTCCCTGAGAATAGCCGACATAACCGATCACCTCTTTCCGTGCAATCTCTCTCACCTGCCGATACGTCAGCCATGCTCCAAGCGGGACCCACTGCCACGCCTTCAGGTAAACGGGAATCGGGATCGCCGCAAGGAAGTTCCTGATCCAATCCTGGCTCTCGACTGACTGCCGAAAGAACATCAGCCCGTCTACGATTTTCCAATCAACCTTCCTCGCCGTTTGATTGTACCATCGACCGCGGACGCACTCATTGAATAAATCAAGGTACATTACTGGCCTTCTTTCGCCGTCGCGTTTTTCGCTACCACGTCGATGACTGCATCGGTCGCCGTAGACAGACCAAAGAATGAAGCGCCGAAAATGGCAAGGGCCTTGAAGCCCTCCCAATCCTGTTTGACCATTCCATAGACGACGGCAACAACACACACGACGACGCCGAGCATGGTCTTAATCTCCCACCTTCCCAGCGCGTCAGTAAATACCTGGCGGAAAAAATCTCTCATGGATCACACCTCCCTAAACACGCGCACGGTCTTGAGCTTCCCGTATTTCACGGTGTTGCTGTTCTCGATCGGGTCATACACGACTGCGAACGTATCGTCCAGCGCGGCAAAGTGGGTGAAGGAATGTTTCTTCTTCCCCTCGGTCCACTCACGATAGAACTCGCCGATGTAATGCTGTCCCGGTTTCTTGACAACCGTTTCCGGAGTGAACACCCCCAGGTATTCCAGAGGAAGGCCGATCAACCTGCATAACGCGCTCTTGTCACCAATCAGCAATTCGTTCCCGTCGTCCATGTCACCATCACCGTTCATGTCCCCGGTGATGATTGGACGCCCTGTCTGGTCTTTCGTTTCGAGCGCGAACATCCACCACGTATTGAGTTGCTTCCATCCCGGTTCAACCTTCCTGACCTGAAGGAACAGCCAATACGCGATGCACATGAAAAAGCACCCGTACTTGTTTATGTACCCGATCAGCGTTAAGTCTGTCTGCTTCATCGTGTTACTCCTTTCATGTATTGACTCGCTGGAGATATAATCGTTTCTGATACTGTCATTATGTAGCTCATTTGTTTATGTAAACCTTTTCAGTCATGGGATTGCTCCTTTGTACTATCGTTTCTTGTAGAATCATGATACCTCCTTATTTTGTGGCGATGATGTAAATCTTTTTAGGCATGGGGAGCTCATTTTATATTCACGTCACGGTCTTCATTGTCGTTACTGCTTTGACTATCTGCCGTCCCGTGTACGTCAGCGCCGCCGTGGTGAGTAGTCCAACTGCTGTTAGAATGATTTTAAGTACAATCTGGTGTTCCATTGGTGGTTCCTTATATTGGGTAGTCTATGTTAAAAATAAAGCTGGAATTGTTTGCTAACGCAGAGTTGGCGACGGCGGCAACGACGCCCGCTTCTGATATTTGGTTTAGATTTATTGTAACAGAATCCGCCGTTATATAACCCGTAAATTGCCCGGTGAATGTCACAGCAAACAAGCGCAAGTTTGGAACGGAGTTACTTACCCCGGCCCGTGCTACGGGCGCACCTGTTAATTCAATCACTACTGATCCTGCCGTTGACGGCTTTGTCGATAAGACTATATTGCCGTAAACAAAACATCTACCCTTCGCTGTTTTTACAATAGCCGTATCCGTTGAATAGGCAGTGCCAGCTTCACTTCCGCCAGATTTAATCTTAGGTGATATGGTGTATTCATCGCTTAGTTCCTTAATCGCAAACACCGTGCTGCTAATCCGCTCCAGCTCGACAAAGCTGTACTGACCGTAGAGGGAGAGACTTGCCCTACCCTCGAAGGTAGCCCCGGATGGAGGGGTGATTACAATAGCATTGCCATCGTAGGCGGCGAGACGGCGGATGAGAA